CCATTAGTTGAGATGGCTACTTGGTCTGCGCCGGGGCTGTAGATGCCCGTGTTGGGGTCGCCCGTGAAGGTGACGCTGGGTGTAGCTGCTGCTCCAAGCGCATGGCTGAATACGCCAGTGGTTGCAATGGTCTGGCTGCCAAAGTCCGGGCTGATCTTGGTGCCAGCGATGGCGGCAGAAGCGTTGATGTCTGCGTTGACGATGGTGCCGTCGGCGATCTTGGCGCTTGTTACAACACCACTGTCAATCGTCCAAATAGTACCGGTACCAGTAACTGTAATGTCACCATAATCAGCGTCTGCAATGGTACCAGCAGCAACAGTAGCGTCTACATAACCTTTAGTTGAAGCATCAGTACTAACAGTAGGAGTAGCTAGACCAGTGATCTTGTTGTTACCCATTGCAAGGGCACCGCTCATCGTATCGCCAGTGACGTTTACATAACGAGCGTCAGAAGCAGAGGTCGTAAAGAAACTGGTGTCGTCAGGGGTGCTAGCAGATTGCTCAGCATTGGTTACAACCGTAGAAGCGTTGAGCTTGGTGCTAGTAATAACACCATCAGCAATCTTGACTGCAGTTACAGCGCTATCTGCAATTTTTCCAGTGGTGACGTTACTGTCGGCAATCTTGGCCGTGGTGACATTAGCGTCAAGGATTTTTGCAGTGGTTACAGAGTCGCTAGCGAGGTCACTGGCAACAATCGTTCCATCAGCAATTTTTCCGCTAGTAACAGAGCTGTCTGCAAGCTTTCCGGTCGTTACAGCACCATCAGCAATTTTGCCAGTCGTTACGTTTGCATCGAGGATCTTGGCCGTAGTAACAGCGTCAGAAGCCAGATCAGAAGCAACAATGGTGCCATCAGCAATCTTTGCGCTGGTAATAGCACTGTCTGCGATCTTGGCAGTCGTAACGTTGGAGTCTGCAATCTTTGCAGTGGTTACGTTGCTGTCAAGGATTTTGGCAGTGGTTACGTTACCGTCAGCAATTTTGGCTGTAGTAACACTGGAGTCCACCAGCTTGGCAGTGGAGATGCTGGCGTTAGTTACACCAATGGTGATTTGACCGCTTCCAGGACTGTTATCGGTAACAGTGATTGAGTCACCAGCAACCACATCAGTGGTCAGGGCAGTATCAATCTTGGTATCAATACGACCGTCAATAGCTCCTGTAGTGGCAGCGTGGGCGTTATCAGCAACCCAAACCTCAGCAGAACCGATAAAACCACCAAGAGTACTGAGATCACCAGTACCAGTCGTTATGGCGTTATAGGTATCAGAAAACTCCTGAAGACCGTAACGGATCTGGTTATCAGCGTTGTTAAGGTCTTGAGCTGTCAACGTTGAACCTGCGGTGTAAACCACAGTTGCATCACCAATATCAGTAGTACGGCTAATAACAACCGTGGCACCACTGACAGCAACACTGAGAACAATGGCAGTTCCAGCACTGTTAAAGGTGTAATCAGTACCTTGAGTCTTGAGGGTGCCGTTAACAGTTACAGCAATGTCAGCTTGACGCAGATACGGGATTGGATCTCCGCTGCTGTTAGTAAGAGCAAAAGTGGTACCAGAAGCACTGGTGTAAGTGACTGATGCGTAAGCCATTACTTAGAAACACCTTTACTAATCATTGTAGGTTGTAAAAAAGGTTTCATTTTAAGCGCAGCATTTTAACAAGTTGAGGTTCAGCTTTGTACTGCTGAGGACGCAATTTACCAGTTTTGGAATCAGGAATTAGGTTTTTGCCTTCAACCCACCGATTCTTTTGGAAATTAATCTCATTGGCAACGTAGCTTCTCAGCATATTACCTGCAGCATCTGTAGGAGTACCCCGTTCCCAGTTAGCGTTTTTACCCCTAAATGGGCTTGTAGCTTTAACTGCATTTTTGTAGTCAGCACTATTAATAATGCTGTTAACAAAAGAATACATACCAACGTGAGTTTTGTTGGGATCAAAAGGATCAAGAATTAAAGCTTCTGAATTTAGAAAATGATTAAAGTTATTTACAGCTGTTTTACTCAACTTAACTCCGTTTGATTTTAAGAACAGATCAGTACCAGGAGGAGCTACAAGGTTGTCGCGCATGGCTTGGTATACACGATCATCAGTATTGGCATAAAACGGCATAAAGCGCTCTGTGACGGCTTGAATGGGGTAAGCCAGTTGAGGCAGCTTGGCGTAAGAGAGAATCTCTCCAGGCTTGCCGTACCAAAGAGCTTGACGGCTAGCTGCTAGCTTTTCAGGATTATTAGTTAGCCAAGCTTCAACAGCCTCTTGTGCAAGCACCAAACCGTTATTTTCAAGGCTAGGACCAAACAAACCAAGCAAAGTATCACCAGCCTCTGTAAGACCAGCCATTATTGATTTATCAAGGCTTACAGCTTGAGCCTTTCCATCCTTTTTCTTGTTGAAAGCAAACTGCTTTTGATAACGACTGACGGTATCAGCAGGTTTACCAGGACGCAAACCACGGACAATTTGTTTTGTCAGTTGCTGATACGGGTTGCCATATTTTGTTGCAAAGTCAGCTGCAAGTTTAAACAAAGGAGCCGTATCACCATCTCCAGCTTTTGACAAAGCTTCGTTAAAACGATCTGTACCAGCCAAAGCAGGTGTATCCAAAATCATATTGGATTGAATAGCAAGAACCATACCAAAAAATTGGTTAATAGTACTGCTTGGTTCAAATTGAGTAAGATCTCGCATAGTTGATTGAGCAGCGAGAGTTGCGCCAAACATTGGAAACAAATAACGATAATCAATTGCTTGTTCGCCAATAAAAGGAATATTTGCTTTTAACGTAAACGGAACATCTTTTAAAGCAAATTTGTAAGTCTGACCTTGCCCCATACTTGAAGTAATTTCAAAATCACTATTCCAAACCATTTGGAACGCAAGGAAGTTGTAGCCAAGAGCTAGCGCTAAAGCCTGTTGAGCTCGTTGGCGAACAATTGGATCATCACTGGTGTACTTGCTTTCAAAATCAATAATGTTCTGTAGTGTTTGAGGGTGCTTTTGACGGAGATAAGCTGCAACAGTTTCTGGAAGATTTTTGCCAACCAAAGATGCAGTTGAACGCAAAGCATCTGCAGCACCAATTCCGATTTCAACACCAGTAGCAACGGTTGAGGCTTGTTTAAGGAAATTTAAAGTTTGACCAGTCGCAGGCATCATATAAGAAGCAAACGCAGCAATTACTGGATTTTTATTGTTTTGCAAACTTTGAATTGCATCTTCAAAATTTCCAAGTGTTCCGGTTAATTCCTCTGTTTGAGTAATTAAAGATCTAAAAGCTTCAAATTGCTTATCTCGAATTGTGTGTCCAATCACTGTGTCGCTAGAACCAACAGTAACTGGATTAAACATTTCTTTAGTTTTATCTTTAAGACGCTTTTTAAATTCTGCAGGAGCGTTAGTAGGATCAAGAACGCCTCTCAAAATTTCATCTTCAATTTGAAATTCAATTTGAGTGCGATGCCAAGCGTTACCAAGAACTGAAGATGTGACCTCATCAGCAAAACCAAGAAGTTTAAGCACAAAGGTCATATTTTCTTTTCCACCTTCTGGGTAAAAACTCTTAGCACCAATACCCATTGCACGGGGAATTGACGTTGAATAACCCAAAACATTGGCTAATTTGCCAGCTTTTTCCCAAGCTTCACCAGGAATAAAGGAATCATGAAATACCTTAAACAGCACACGACCCTTATTTAAGGTGTCATAAACTTCTCCAAGATCTTCTCTAGACAATTCCCATTTAGTCCAAGGTGTTTCAATGTTGAACGAATTAGCGTTTAGGTCATCAAGAATTGCATCTTGACGCAGCAAGGAACCACGAGATGGGTTGTAGTTGCGGTTAGGAGTTGGGAAAATTAACTTGTTGTAAATTTGTGGAATCGTAGCGCCAATACCGTAACCAATATTTTTAAGCCATTTAGTGCTTTCTCGGTACTGCTTCCAAGCAGCAGCAGCTTTTTCAGGATTATCAAGAAATTTCATAGCTGCAGTTTGGAGCAAACCGCCAATAACATTAGCGCCTAATCTTTCAGAGCCTGCTGTGACACCACTAGCAATAATTGAAGAAGGACCACCAAGTACGTTGTAAAGACCGTTTGTAATAATTCGACGGTTTACGGCGCCAGTTGTCAACTCAAGCTCTTTAATCATTGACAAGTTTCCGTTGGTTTCACGGAGTTTGCCAATCAAGTTCAAAGCACCACCAATCTCTTCATCGGTAAGTTCTTCACCTTTATTAAGCTTTGAAAGTACATTACCAATTACCTCATCGAACTCTTCTTCTGCCATTTCAGCAGCTTTAGAAACACTTTCAATAACTTCATCAATATCTCCAATACCCATGAGCTTTTGATTCCACTCATCAGCCATAAGATCTAGGTTTTTACCAATCCGAAGGCGACGATCAGAAGCAAACTGACCAAGACCAGTACCAAAATATTGAGCAAGAGGATCCACAGCCTTTACAGCTGCAAACATCCTTTTCATTTGATCCAAAGCTAGGGCCATGCCCTCTTCCAAAGTCAATCCGTCAACATCAACACCTTGCTGAAGTTTTTGAACAGTCCTTACGGCGCCCATTGCGTTCTTGGTGTTTTTATCCAGCAATGCCAATTGAGCTGCAACGTGAGGAAGATTACGAAGATTTTTCTTATTAATTTTTCCTTGTTCAATTAAATATTGAAGTTCTTTAAAACCTGTAGGATCATTTACAAGATCTTGAAGCTGCATTACCGCCTTAATGGCAATGGTTTGCATATTTAAACCACTATTAGCCACTCGATCACTAACAACCTTAAGCAGTTGTTGATCGGTCAAATCAGCTGTATAAGTTGTAGCGTTAGCGGCACGAAAAATACGCAACAGCTTTTCTGCTTTGTTTGTACCGTTAGCTAGATCATCTTGCAAAGCAGCTTGATATTTACGATCAAACTCAATAATTTCATCTGCAATTTGATTGAACTCTGCTTCTGTTTTAGGTTTTTGATTCGTGCCAACATCTCGTTTAATATTGTTCAAAAATTCTTCTGGATCTAAAGAGGTAGGGCTATCTGGTTCAACGTTTTGAATCAGTTCAGCGTTGCGGCGATTAATTTCGTCTTGATCCAAAATTGGGTTCCCCATGTCGTCCTCAGTCAGAGGAACACGGTTTTCCATTGGATAGGGTTTACGAGGTTGTAGACCTCCTTGAGGGGCCTCAGGAACAGCGGCTGCTACATCACCAAGCAAGTCTTCTAGGCCGGTTGTATCAGGTGCCATAGGCATCGCAGAGACGCCATCTGCAATAGCCCGATCATGGACATCTTCAATACGTTGCAGCCAATTGTCGATGTACTCAGGGCTCAACTGATCAAAGTTGATTGCCTCTTGAGCTTCACGAACCAAACGGAACAGTTCTCCATGAACTTGGAACGCAGGATCGTTTTCAAATGAATCAGGAAGAATATCTTCATAAGCAGCACCCTCCCGCATCTTTTGAGCAACATCAGCTTCAACAGCGTTGGCACGATCAGCTAGCAATACATTGTGTTCATCCAGCGTTGCTTGGAGATCACTAACAACTTTTTGAAAATCGTTTTTAGATGCAATAATTTCCGTATCAGCTTTAGTCAGTTCAGTTGTTTTAAGTAGTTGTTGCCGGTCAATTTCATTAAAAGTTTGTCGCTGCATTGATACCTCTTCAAACTTTTTAATGGCATCAATAGCTTCTTTTACTTGGCGGACTTTTGAACTGTTCTTACTGGCACGCTTACCAGTACCAGTAGTTTTGTTAATCCAATCAGGATCAGCAGCTTGAGCTTCGGCATAAGAAGCAAGCCGTTGCTCAAGCATTTGAAGTTTAGTAATCAGTTGTTCAGGAGTTTGAACACCAATAGCTTTTTGAGCTTCTGCTACTTGAGCATCTAGTTCAGCGCGTTGAGCAGTAACGTCACCAAACTGAGCCAACTCACCAAGAATTTTGTCTCGATTAGTTAGTGCAGCCGGGTAACGATCAACAAAATTAGTAGAAGCAACACGAGCTTTTTCAGCAATTAACGGAGCGTTGCGGCCAACAGCAGTGTTGAAATTAGTAGTTACAGAACCTAGTTTGGTTTGAATTTCGTTATTAATATCTGCATACGCAGAAGCTTTAAAATCTGCATAGGCAGAGTCACTAACTTCATCAGCAGCAAGATCAAAAGCTTTGCTAGCAGGAACACCAGCGTTGCTGAGTTGTAAAGCGCGGCGAGCAAGACCCATGAGGCCCCTAAAGCCATACATAGCGCCTACGCCAAGACCAGCATTAAGAGCCCGCTCTTGGTAGTAATTAAACTCATCGTCAGTGTCTGCCAAAAAGGCTTCTTGAAGAGTTAGACGCAGTTCTGGGTTTGCTTCAGCTTTAAATTTGTCATAAGCAGCTTGCTGTTTACCGTTAGGAGTAGGAATATTTACAGGAAACAGAAGCGAATCTTTTATAGTTTCAGGTGCAATTGTATTAATAAAGTAAGCAGCCTCAGCTTTAAGACCCTTTTTAAATCCTTCTTTAGAAATAACTTGTTCAAGTTGTTGAACTTGACGTGTAGCAGTGGGGGTAGTGGGAGCTTTAGTAAATAGTTTGGTAACTTTTGAAAGCCCCAAAGCACCACCAAGGGAAGCAGCAAACTCAGTTAGCTCAGACTTGGGTTGAATGTTTTCCTTTACCCAAGGGCTGTCGTTACTCAAATATTGACCACCAATCCAATCTTGACGCCAACCATACTGCTCACCCTCAGGAGTACGACCAGTTTTAGCCAAAGCCCTTTTAACGACAGCAGCATCACGTTGACGCTTTTCGTCTTTAGGCAGCAACCCTAGGGTTTCAAGAGCACCAGTACCAGTAAGACCCTCAGCAGCCATTTGCTGAGGAATAGCAACAGCTGTGTTAATAGCTTGTTGAGCAGCACGAGGAACAAGACGCTTAGCCTCTTGAGCCAGCGTAGGAGCCGTTTTTTCAGCCTGTGCAATACGCTGTTCTCGCGCTTGTTTTACAGCAGGTAGCTCTTTAGGTTCAACACCAGCCAACTGTGCAGAAGGGTTAAGGCCAGACAGTTGGTTAAGGATTAGGCGACCAGCATCTTTAAGGGTTGCAGGAACCTTAATATTTCCAACTGCTTTAGCAGCATCCAATAGCAATGGTCTTTGTAGAAACTTACCTAAGTCAAAACCACGCTGTTGAGGCTTAGCAGTTGGTTTAGCGGCTGGTTTAGAGGTAGCAGCTGGTTTAGTCCCTGTCTCAGTCGTAGCAGTTGGTTTGGCTTGTTGACCCCATTCAGCCGCTTGGCGGGCATTAAATTCGTTTTGATTGGCGATAAATTCAGTCGTGCCGTCACGGAGAGTGAGATAAGGCATTTATGTCATTAGTAGTGGCGCTTCCTCCAAACTAGTGGATATGACTAAAAAACGCTAATAATTGGGGTAAGACTTACGTTGGAATAACGGAAACACCGCCTTACGGACAAAGTTATTTTGATACGGCTGTGGGTGTTGTTCAGTTCTGGTTGGAAACGCACCTGCACCTGGTTTAAATACTTGAATGTGAATCACACCAGGATCACCGTTACCAGTTGTTGTACCAGGACCACCAGTCAACATAAGGCTTTGACCAACAGTGACACGACCACCAGTTACAAGAGCTTTAGATCCATGAGAAAACAGGATACGATCTCCAGCTTTATAACCATTTCCATCTGAAGAGGCACGAATAATAACAACGTTTCCGTGACCAGAAACCTGACCGCTAGAAGCACTGCTATAAATCACATCACCAGACACAGGAGACGGAACTGCATTATTGGCAAGTTGACCAGACAGAGTTTTAACTTGAACATCAACAGCAGCGTTTGCACTATGCCTATGAGTCCAATTATTAACAAAAACACCTAAATCAGTTTGACGAGGGCTAGCTGGAACTGCATCAAAAGAACTGAGATTGCTCTGCAGTTTTTTAGCGTTACCTTTAATTACAGCTTTAACTTGGTCATTTGGAGACCCCAAGTAACGCGTAATTTGAGTCTCTGCAACTTCAGACAAAGGGATACGTCCGTTAGTTGCAAACCTAAAATTATCTAGTTTTTGTCTAATGCTGGTAGGAAGCGCATTAAATTTGCCGGTATGCAAGGCAGCACTTAACTGTTGAAGTTCGTTTTCACTGAAAAGAAACTCGTTTTTAAGAAAGGTGCGAGCTGTGGCTGGGTTGTTACCTAGAACTGGTTTAGCAGTCCTAGACCAAGTAAGAAGATTATCTGTATGTTTAGGGCTAATCTCCCAAGCGCCGTCGCTAGTTTTCTTAGAGAAACTGACGCTAGGAACTCGATTACTTGGAGCTCCAAAAGCTTTAGTGTTGTCTGAACCCAAGTTGAAGTAAAACTCTGGGTTATTAAATTCAGGCCTTTTACCAAGACTTTCATTTACTCTATTAAAAATATCAGCAACAACACGAGAATCCCTAAGATCCAAACCTTTTTGCTTTGCTTCATAAACAGCATCGTTAACTGCTTGAGAACCAGCAATATCCATGAACTGATTAGCTTTTACCAAAGCCGAGTTCATCCACCTGTTTTTACGGTCCTTTTCTGTTTGACCTTGCTCTCTAATAGATTGCATTGCAGGGCTAGTAGCAAAGCGATCCTTGAGGCTCTCCTTAAGGTCTTTAAGAAGCTTTGTTCTGGTGTTTTTAGTAAGAGCCTCCCCAGCGCTACCAACAGCTTGAGCGTTTTGAGTAACCAGTTCTGCCATATAAGGCTTACCACGCAAGCTATTGAGAAACGCTGGAGGAAATGGTTTACCTTCTCGGTTTAACTGATCAGCATACGTTTTATCGTCAATCATTTGCTGGGGGCTAACCAGCTCATCCATCGGCGTATAAATGTCTTTAACAAATTTTTGAATTTCAGGCAAAGATTTATTACTTAATCCAAGCTGACTACCGTCAGAAGTAATTGCCTTAATTTCAGATCTAATCTGAGCGTTTATTTGCTCAGACGTAGCATCTGGGTTTTGGAGTTTCCATTGAATAGCTCGCTGTTCCCAAGTTCGTTCCCAAGTTTTAGCATCACGAGTAATACCTGCCTGACGAGCGGTAGAACGCTTTTCTTCTTCACCAAGAGCTTTTGCATACTGGCTTTGAACTAAAGAACCAATAGTGTTTCCTTTGTCGTCGTAAACAAGACTGGAAAGAGAAATACCATCTTTGGTTTTAACAGTTGCAAGAGCTTTTGCTATGGCATCCCCAGTCAAATGTTCGCCAAGATCGTTAAGACCGTCACCATTAACGTCTATAAACAAATTGTTTAAAGCTGCGGCAATAGTGGCAGTAGCTTTGGATTCTTGAAACCCATGAACATCTGTGAGATATGCCATTACTTGGGTAAAACCCTGCTGAAGCTCTTTTTGAGCATCACCCATCAACGCTCCAACTTTTCTGGCCCTAGCAATGTTTGCAAGATTATCCCTAAGGTGATCCCTAGCAACACTTACAATCTCTTCATTTTTAAGCTCAAAGCTACGTTCAAGCGTAAGCTTCTTTAAATTTGACTGAACAGAAGCAATAACAGGATCAATCTTTGCTGTAACAAAAGCGCTAGGAAGATCTGGATAACGTTGCTTTTCTATTTGAGCTTGCTTAGCAATAGCAGCACTTTGAGCAGCAGGGTCTTTAATATTTGCCAAATTATCAAGATTGTCCTTACCCCAAGCAGCAAGGCTTAAGCCAATATCATTGCTGGCGTCCTCAGATTTTAAAGAATAGTAAAAGTAATTAGTCCAAGGATTGCTAACCCTAAGTTGTTTAGCAGTTTCACTATCACCATTTTTCTCAAGAACTTTTACATCCTTTGCGTTTTCAATTGACTGTTGATAAGCAGCTGATTCCTGTTTGTACAAATTAAAAGCTTCTTGTTTCTTTTCTTCTTTATATCGTTCAAAATATGCGGCACTCTCTTTAGCAAACACGCCTTGATCACCAAGAAATTGTTCAATGCTTTTAAGCGTTTGAGCAGTCTGAGTGTCTTGTTGAAATGAACGAGCGTCCATCAACTGCCCGCCTAAACGCTGAGGTTCTGAAACCGGCTCAGCAGGACGAGGAAGGTCTGCAGGTTTTTGAGGTTGTACGGTGTAATCCCTCAGCTGACGTTGAGGAGAGATGCCAAAACTACTGGTCATTAATTAACTCCAAGTACTTGTCGTAGGTACCTCTGACCTATCTTAGTTTCTTCCTCAGTCCCAGGTTTAGGGGGTAACATACTTTGATATTGCTTAACAGCGTCGTAACCAGTCTTAGTAATGTTCATTGCCAAGGCTGATCCAGAGGGACCATAAGCAGGAGTAGGCTCAAAACCTTTTATTGCCAGTGGAGCTAAAGGCTGAATTGGATCTTGAATTGGTTGTGGCGTGTAATCTGAAACTTGACTAATAAGATTTTGACGTTGAATATCAGCAACTTCTGCTGCACGCAACTTGTCAGCTATCCGGTAGTTGCGGGTAATTTGACGGTTGCTTAGGTTGCTTAAATACTGTTGATTTTTAGAGTTTTGAAGAGCCATAGCAGTGCGACCTACTTGCCCACCAGCAGATACTTTGGCAGCACTAGCTACTGATTGAAGTCTGGTGTTTTCAAGATCAATAAGATCTTTGGCTTCATCTTCGTAAAAGCGACCTTCAAGTTCAGCCAGTTGACGAGCAAAATTATTAGTAGCAGATGTTGAAACTTCACCTTTATAAACAGAGCGTTGTTCAGCTAATTTGCTTTCATACTGCCGCATCCGTTCAACGTAATCAGATTGGCGGTACCACTGATTTAATTGAAGTTCATAGTTTCTGTAATTTTCCTCGTTTTGAACTTGCCATTTAGTCCAATAATCAATTTGAGCAAAAGCGTTGGCTCGCTCAGTTTCTGCTTGTACAGCTTGAAAGTTAAAAATTTGAGAAGCTACATCACCAGCAAATTGAATGCCAGTAATAGCGGCAGCTGTAGTGTCAAATTTACCTGAACTCTTAGAAGCTGCCATTAACCGTACTTCCTCGCTACATCAAAGTACAGACCAGTCCACTCAAGAGCGATGAACTTAGCCTGGTCGATGCTGTTGTTCACTAGCTCCAGTGTAACTTGGTCATTCTTGCTTTGGATATAAGCTCTAAATTTTGCCTGCTCAAATGGTTCCTCTTCACTAATGACAATATTTCCATTTAGAGGATCCCTACGGTCAAACTCATAGGTAATCGTATCCCTGTGTTTAGGACTCACTTCAACAGTAAAGTACCTTGCATCGTTGTAATAAATATCCAGGTATCGCAACTGGAGACGACCAGTACGATTACCAATAAAAGTGTTTTCGGTTGCTGTTCTGCTATACGGCATAAGTTGAGGCGGTTGGTAAGTAAACGTAAATTGCTCACCAAAAACCCAAGAGCTACTTGAGAAATCACCAAGGCTGTCGCAAACAAAACTGGTAACACCTGCAGGAACGTTGTTAGCCACGATCCAACGTTTTTCAGATTCCGAACTACTTGCACTGTTTTGTTTAATAATTACAAATTGACTGGTGTTAACAGTCCTGTAGGGTAACGTAACGGTTGTTTTGTTAGTAGCTGCAGAGTAGCTAAAGCTTGCAGTACCAATATCAGTGGTGATCGAACTAGAGATCTGACGGTCAAGCAGGAATAGGTCTCCGCTCTCTTGAGGCGGCCTAGAAGCGTTAACGCCCTCAAGGTAATACTCAGTGTTAGCACCGTTCACATAGCTCACCAGCTTGAACAGGGTACCCTCAACAAAGTCACACCAATAGATGTTCTTGTTGGGGAAAGTCCATTTGTGCCAAGCGTTTTGTCTGTTAGTCAAAGAGCCACCAGAGGCTTCCCAGAAGAACTGGTACACATACAGCGAAGAAGGATCGTCCTTGCTCAACGTAATTAAATATTGATCTGTACGGCTAACAGCAAGGGAATCAATGTTTTTAGGAATGAACTTAGGAACCGTTTCAGTAATCACTGCGGTTTGACCCAAGTTGATACCAACAGTACGGTCAGTCGTAATAAAGGTATGAAAACCAGTGAAATCACCCTCTTTGACAGGGAACAACACTTGAGGACCAACCTGCTCAGGCTTCACATTGGCTTCCATACTGATGGAGCTAATACGACCCACAGAGGCTGTCTCAGGACTAAAAGTAACGTTGTCACCTGAGTACAGACGGAACTGGTTTTCGTTAGAGAACAGCACAAGTTCATCCTGCTGCTGCAACGCATAGTTCAACACAGCAACGTCGTTACTGACAGCGGTAAGGTCAATGGGATCGCTGTCTACAACCTGAAGAGCTGACTGCTGCCAGAAGTTGTAATAGTCTCCAGACTCACTCAGGATGACGTTTTCACCGCTGACAAATCCAAGACGGTTCTTGAAAAACACAACGTCGTTGATTGTGTTATCGACAAACGAAGGTCCAGGCAGTTCATCTTCATCACCAGCCAGTCGAGTACCCCAGCCAGGCAACGTGAACGAAACAGTGCTGTCGGTGTAGGTCGTACCGCTAAAAGGCTGGAACGTGAACCTTACAAGACCACTAGCGTTCCGGTAGTAAACGAACGCATGGGGCATCGTGTTGTCGTCTAAAAGCCCCCTAGCACCCCAACCAGCAGCCTCTTCCCACACACCACGTCCAAAGTCACCATTGCTTGTGGTGTTCTCAGCGTTGAACGTCAGGTAATACGAGCTTTGATCTGAAGACCCATCAGGAGCCACAAGGACCGTATAGCCCTCCCAGGAGGTTGGAGGAAGCTCTGTAATGCTGGTGACCTGATTGGTAAAACCAGACATCAACGTGTTGCCTCGTGCGTCGTGAGCTACAAAGCTTTTGAAATAACGAGAGCTGCTTGTGAGGCCAATAAGAATTTGAGAGTCTTTAACGGTAAACGTTAGTTCGTTGTGAATGTCTCCTTCATCAAGACCATCGCCAATAGTCAAAGTATGGGAACCGTTTGCAGTAGCGTTTACGGCTGTACCAGCTTCGTTAACAAGAGTAAAACTTGCAGTACCTACAGACCCAATAAAGGTGTTTGCAGGGATACCAGTACCACTTACGGTTTCACCTACAGCAATTAAATCGATATCAGCAGCAGTAACACTAGTAATAGTGCTACTACCAGTAGAAGTGCTTCCAGTAATTGTTTGAGTATTGCTGACAAGTTTTTGAGCAATAATCTCAGTACTAACAACGTTTGGATCCCCAGCACTGTCAGTCAAGGAAGGGGTAATGTAGTGACCTCTGATAACGTCGTTGTTATCAAGTGTGATAGTGATTGCATATTCAGTGTCGTAGTCAACTAGCTTGACCCATACCTGAGCTTTAGTAGGACGGTAAACAGAGCTGATACTACTGACGTTGTATCTAGTTAGTGTTTCTGCTGCGTCATAAGAGATTTCCTTTTGAACGTTAGTTATGAAGACGTAATCTTGAAATGACGTAGCCCTAAACCGATCACGAGCCCTACCAGATCCACGGAGGTAACCAAGATTGGTGGAGGTAATGTTGGCAAAAGGTTGCTCAACTGGCACAACGGAAGGAAGGATACCGCTAATAGGTTCAACATTGGAGACGCCAGTAACAAACGTGTAGCTTGATTCAACAGTCAGCGTTACTCCAGTCGTTGTAGCAGTTGCATTTTTGCTAAGAGTGACGCGAGAGCCAGCAGTATCAATATCAACAATTTTGGTTCCGCTAGGTACACCACTACCTGTTACACCAGATCCGACAAACAAATCTGTCATAGAACTGACAGAAGTCACCACAGCAGAACCACTAGTAATATTCCCAGTACGAGATACGGTACGGCTGTCGTCAGCAACAATGAGAATAAATCGCTCGTCACTATTACGGTTGTAGACAAAGACCCAGGCCTCATTCCACTTGATCGGGTTGGTAAGGGTCAATCCTCCAGCGTTCTTGGTCAGCGTATCAATACGCTTTACAGGCACAGAACCAAGACGCTTTTTAAGACCTTCAACAAGATCGCAGTTAGCGTTTTCAAGAACTTTGGCAAAACCAGGCAGCACAAAGCTATCGGCTTGCTGGTTTACGCCTTTATTAAGGGGACCAATGATTTGGCTAAAAAGTTCTCTTGACATCAGCGGCTCAGAATATCGGGACCAAAGTTAGTGATCACACGGCCACCATACATATCGTCAGGACCGCTGATGAAGTTGTAGTTTTGAGCCATGTCCTCAGTACGCTTAAGGATTTGCAAGGCTCGTTCTTCATCTTCTCCGGTGTAAGCCTCAAGACTGGCAGAAGTCACAGCTCGATTAGCAAACATCCGACCAGCACGGATCATGATGTAGCGACGACCAGTTTCAGGAATACTGTCCCAGTCAAGTTCTTCAACAATCTCAGCTACAAGATCGCTGGTGTTACCAATAACTGCTACACCAAAACTACCTCTCAAATCGTATGAGTTCCTAATGCGATCAAAAAGCCTAAGACCACGAAGAACAAACCTTTGAGATGGGTAGGTAAGCGGATTGAACCGAACAGCAAGGGTGTTGCTAGGAAGCTGGGATTGACCTGTAGAAGCGTCCAAAGGAATGGAGTCATACAGCATTGTGTTCCAAGACCACCCAGCACCTTGAACCTCACGGCTCACTTCATCCAGAGTACGCTCTGCCAAACTTGCGTCACCAGTCAAAGGAGCATTAAGACTATTTACAGGTGCCTCACCAATAATGGCGAGAAGAGTGTTAACTGCACTGAGTTTACTAGTCGCCATTATTGCAACAAAAAAGGGGAAACATTTCTGCCTCCCCTCATTGTATTGGTAATTAACTAGAAGCTAGTTAATCAATACGGGTTGCCGTCGTGAAGCAGGCTCACTGCACACTCAGGACGCAGGATGCCGTGACCCACAGCGTAGCTGGCGACCATCATGGTCGATTGAGTCATGGCCTTATACTCAGCGCCGGTCATCTGCATCGACACATCTTTCAGTGCCACGGTACCCACAGCTTCCTTGGAGAAGCACAGGCCGAAGCAGTTAGCGATGGACGAGGTGTTGCCTTGCTCATCCTGGTAGTAATCGTAGGTACCAGAAGCAGCATCGCCGTTAGAACCGTCCTTACCGTTGATGTAGTTAGGACGCTCACCACGGGTCACAGCAGACTGGTTGCTCAGACCAACGTAGGTCTGGTTAGCAGTGTAGCTGTTGACGCCCAGGTGGTTGGAGGTCATCAGACGGAAGCCAGCCACAGAAGCCACGCGGTTCTGGTAGATCGAGCCGTTAGCACCGCCAGCAGCGTTGAAGTCGGTGTTGATGGCGCGGTCGCTGTTCAGCACGTCGTAGTAAGCACCAGGGCTCAGGACGCACACACGGCCTTCCTTAGGAGAATCCTTCTCGTCCAGAGCTTGGCAAGCTTTGAACAGGTTCTCAACGATCAGATCGCCACGGGCGTTACGGTCAGCAGCGCCGTTAAGGTCAATACCGGTGAAAGAAGTACCACCAGGCATTGCGTTCAGAACGAACAGACGCTCGCCCACAGTAAAGGCAGCATTAGAGCCAGTACCAATCGAACCAATCGGGTTGATAACGAAGGTAGCGGCACCGTTGGTGGGAGCAGTCGTGATAACACCGTAAGCACCGGAGGTCTCACCGTACACAACCTCACCCACTGCCCAATAGGTCAGTTCAGCGGTTTGGAAGTTAGCGCTCAGGGTAATGGTGTTGGTGCTCACAGAGGAGTAAGTACCACCATTCAGTTGGAAGCGCTTGGAATCCCAGTCCTTCACACGACCGTCAGACTCAGTAGCAGCCAGCAGGGTGCGAGCAAGACGTTGGTCATAAGCACGGGCCAGTGCGCGGCCAAGCTCGGTCGAATAGATCGAACGAACATCCCAATGCAGCTTGGCTTCATCCAGGTCATAGATGGAAGCATCAGCGATCAGCAGGTCATCAATGGTGATGATCTTTTCGCCAATCATGCCCTTGTTACCTTGACCGGTGATCCAATCACCAGGACGGTGGTAACGGCTGGAGAAACGACCAGTAATCGGGAAGCTTGCGCTCTTGCCCGAAGAAATGGTGCGCTTCATGGTCAGATCTTTGAAGATCGTCTCACGATTAAAAGTGGTCAGAACTTCTCCCGAAAAGATTTTCAGGAAATTAGAGTTCTCTTTCTCGTAGTTGCCGGAGGCGGAACCTGCGTTGTACTGAACGCCGTTAAGCCCACCCAACCGGCTGAGAGATGCAAAATCAGGCATCGTCAGTATGGAGGTAGAAGTTTACGAGCGCTCGTATATCACTGTTGTTATCGCCTCGGCGGCAACAATGTTTACGTTCGCTATTGAAATATTAACCCCTAGGACCAAGAACGTCGCTACGAAGCAACTTATCTTGTACATCTTGGGTATAAGCAGAATCCTGCAGATACCGAGGGTCACTCATAGCAGCCATGACTTCTTGGCTTGAACGGAACACATCACTGCTACTTGCAGAAAGTTTTCCACCAATCAGTTCAGGCTCATAACCAGAGTTTTCTTGGAACGCATAATACAGAGACTGCAGTGCGTTACGAGCTCGGTAGTAGTCACCGCTATTAACTTCACGGTTGTAAGCCTCAAGCTCACCAGCTTCAAGGTTTTCCTTTGCCCACTGTTGGACTGCGCTGAAGTTTTCTTCACCACCAATGCTTTCCAGAATGGTGGCTTCCTCTTCTTGAGAAAGAATGACAGGCTCTTCAGCGGCTTGGTCATCACCAGCTTCAGGTTCCCCTTCAGCTTTCTCATAACCAGTTCGACTGCCAAGCTTTTTCTCTAGTTCTTGGTAAGCACGCAGAAGATCATCGGGGCTTTTAAATTTGCCACCAATGAGCTCTTCCTGTTGCTCTTGCTGCTCAGCCTCTTGAAGAGCTTGCAGATCTTGCTCGCTATAAGGTCCCGTCTCTTGAGACAGGAAATTGTCAGCAATGACTTCCATGATCAACCGATCCGAACGGTCAGATCAGGATAGATCCAAACGGGCCGCTTGTTTTTGGCAGCAGCAACGTACTGTTCGTAAACTTCAGGCTTTTTAGCTTTCAGCTCTTCGATCAGTACATCCATCTTGGATTTAGGTGCGGCTTTTTTAGGAGCCTCAGAAACCTCCTGGGGTTCCTCCACCAGCGGCGACTTCTTGATTTGCCCGGATTGAGTCATTTTCAGCTTTAACGAGAGCGGCCTGTTTAGCAGGATCGTTATTAGGATCTTGCGCGGCCATTTGTTGCTGCATCATCATAGCTGTTTGCTGCTCTTCAGCCATGAGATCTTCGTCTGACTTAATCAACTTGTAAGTATCAAGACCATCAGAAGCAGCAAGGCGGGTAATCAGCTCACGGCTATTAACGTATTTAGCCATTACCTCAGGACCCAGAGTGCCAGCAATGGTTTGCAAGAACTCAATCAGTTTGGCCTTATCGTTACCACGACCAAGAGCATCAAGACCAGTGGTGATCTGAGGTTTTACAACATCCTTAGGAAGTTTCGGAAGACGCCCTTGACGCTCCATAAGAGCCATCTTGCGATTGACCAGAGGAAGCTGCATCTCAACGCTCAAGATGCTGTAAATTCCCCCCAATCCTGCTTCCAGTTCCTGTGCAACCATTCTGATTTCTTCGGCTGTCACTCGGTCCCGGCCAGAAGTACCAGCTTGGATGGCACTGTTAAGCAGGAACGCAAAGCTAAGGCGTTGTTCGATCCGAGCAATGGTGTTGAGAGCCACCGTGAGGTCTGCCTGCTTTTGCATTTGCAGAGGAGCCACATCATTTGGATCACCTGCAACAATTGATCCATTAGCAGCCCGAGCAAGAGCATCAGGACGAGTCGTACCGTTTGGCTTGCAGAGGAAGATGATCTTTGCTGCTGCTGCAGAGCCCTCAACGATTGCTTTAGAAAGATACTCAAGGCTCTTGAGGTCACCCAAAAGCTCCTCACAGTAACCACGACCGTAGGCTTCATGAGCCACGCGGAACATACGAAGGGGAATCCAGGGGCTCTTTTCAATAGGAACAGAACCTTTCTTGCCAATCTGTTTTGCGTAAGCTTCTTGATACCAATTACACCGATCAGCTTTGTAATCCCAAGTGATGTGGGTGTAGAGGAAAACACTCTTATCTACAAACTTGCCATCGTTGTTTTTAGGTGCAACTTTTTCAGGCAGTACATCAGGGCTAACTTCTTCACGCACTACAACCTCAAGGATGTTCCCTTCAGGGTCACGGTTCAGCACAAAAGACTTCAGTGGATAAACCCTGGTGCCACTTTCAGCGACATACAACAGGGCGTTCCCACCAATGATCAAGTGCTTGAGGGCCTCAAATAGCGCTGTGCGATCACCAGACTCTTCAATGTCCCGCATCACTGCGCGTTCCATCAAAGCCAGTTGTTGATCAAACTCTGACTGCAGTTCCTTGTAGTTCTCAAGTTCCCGCTTCAGCTTCATGTCGTCTACAGAGAGACGGAAAAAAGCTTGGTTAGGAGGCAGCAAAGCAATCAGCAGCTTGCTAGCCAGGTTATTGACACCACGAGCACCAAGACCTTGGTAGGTAGTAGCAATCTTTGTGTAAAGATTTTTACCAGTACTACGGTCGTTCTCGGTAATAAGAGTTGGCAGAGTGTACTTGCTGCACTCAATAGCGCGATCCAGATAAATCGTCTTTTCTGGCTCTAGTGCCGAGTAACGAGCCGAAGCATTAGACATTCAAACCACCAGTCGTAGTGTCTGTACCGATTCCAAGACCGCCAGTACCAGCAGTCAGCGGAGATTGTATCTCCAAACTAGTACGCATAGCAGCAGGTGTACCAACACGACGGCGAACAGGACTACCTACAGCAGATGCTTGCTGCTGACGTTGAATGGCAGCTTGCAGTTGGCTTTGTTGAATAGCAAGAGCAGAGGAAGCTTTTTGCTGAGAAATCTGCTGCATTGCTGTTTGCTGAGCAGTCTGAGCAGCTTGAGCAGCCTGCGTTGTTTGCAGTCGGCTTTGTTCAATTTGCTGTTGAAACTGCTGAGACCGTTGTGAAGCATCAGCCTGCATCTGTTGCACTTGTTTCAGTGCCGCTTCACGAGTAGCTGCAGCCTGTTGACGAGCTGCTTCTGCTTGTTTGTTTGCTGATTGAGCAGATTGATAACCGGAATAAGCCTGAGCTGCAGCAGTAAGCCCAAGACCTAAGCCAACCAGCCAATTAAGATTGTTTGATTGTGCCATTTAACTGTACTTAGTTTCTTCTTGGAGGCTGTACTGATCCTTCAAGTGGCGAACAACCGACACCTGACCAGCAGCAAACCAAATAAGTTTCTCTTCCATACTAAGGTCAGGCGCTTTATCAGGATAAAGTTCCTCTAAATATTTGATAATTTCTGGATCAACGTAAGAAATCATATGTTTAAACCAGTTGGGTTAATCTTGCCAGCAGCAGTGCCACCATAGCCACCAAGCGCAAGTCGAGTACCAACTTTAGTTTTAGAAATACCAGGCTGACCTACAGAAGCACCAGCTTGGCGAGTTTGCTCTTGACGTGGTGCCATACGCTGCAACTCTTGTTGTGCTTGAGTTTGAGCAATACGGGATTGAGTACGCTGTTTACCAATAGCAGCAGAGCTTTCTTTCTTTGCAATTCCAAGTTGCTTTTGAGTTTCTACAGCAAGCGTTTCGTACTGAGCCTTTACGGCTTCTTCTTGTTTTGCTTGCTCAGCTAATGCGTATTTTTGCTCAGTAATAGCTTGCAACGCCTCATTGGAAACACGTTCATATTCAACTTGAGCTTGATATTGAGCATCAAATTGATCAATCCAATCTTTAAAATTTACTCCCGGAGGTGGGGTAGGGGTCTGTTGGATAGGAGGTGCTTTATATCCATAGAACGGTTCTTCAACATTTGAAGAACTGCCTAGGAGAATTTGACGACGGTTAAAACTATTCCAGGCTTCATTAAATTGACGCCTTCCGTTTTCGGATTCCCGTGCGTTACGTCTAGCTCCAGCAGTGTCGTGACCACCAAGAGCTCTGTTTGCTTGATCCCAATAACTACCAGGAAACCAAATTTCAAAAAATTGGTCTTGAGTAAGCAACGCCATAACGTAACCCTTTATAAATCAAGCGTAGCTGGGGAGATCAGAGTTACTCGTCTCAAAGAACGCAGGCATCCGAGCTCGTTGGGTTTCAATCAAACCTTCAGCTTTACCTGAGTACATCAAGCTGTCACTTTGGTCCAGCCAAAACTGCTTGTCCAGATACTTGTTGTCGGAACTACCAAGGGATTGCATCACCCAGTTAATAGTTGCCTTACGCAATTTATCAAGAGAAGGAGAGACACTAAGCCCCAGCTCACGACAAACAAGGCTATTGGCAGCAACGTGAACTTGTTCATCACGAGAGATGTCTGCAGATACCGTCCTCAGTCCAGCGTCACCGTTGAAACGGAAAAAGGGAAGTAGGACGAAGAAAATCGCACGCTCGGCCACCATTGCTTTGAGGACCGTGTGATCTGGATGTTGAATCCATGCATCCCTAAGCTTGAGGGCTTCGAATTCAGCCTTCTCATCCATGCCCAAAGCGTTGGTGATGTAACCGAGCGCAAGGTCATGCTTTTCCTCGTCTTTGATGTTGGATCGTAGGAGGTCCACTGACGCCTTAGGTACTTCATTTTTCAGTGCTTCATCAATAAAGTCACCAACAGGCAGTTCCATGTGCCGAAGGGCAAGAGCCCGGAAGATCACCTCCTCCGAGCCCTCTTTCAATTTGCCAGCGGTTGATTGAATAGGAGTCCAAGTGCGCTTACGGGCTAGCAGTTTCTGATACGGGTTCATTCGGCGCAATCGCATTGAGGTTCAGAATCTCCCTCCAACAAATTGGCAAGGTAATCCTCAACATCTACATCGCTAATAGCGGCATAGGCATTGGATTTATCTTGGATGTCGGCCATTACTTGAAGAGAGTAATACAAACTCTTCAAGGGGGAGTTCAACCATCGTGACATAAATTGACGGTCCATGGATGTCATATCCGACCACCAATTCATAGAAATTGCGTGAGCCATTCCCGTGCTATCCATCAGCCGTTGCCACTCACAGTTCAACTCAAAAAATGTGTCCCAACCAACTTGTTCAGCGGTCTCACATTTGGGGTTGAACTTGTAACTTTGCACACCAAGAGTGGCACTATCACGATCTACATCACGGCTAATCGGAGGTGAGATTTCGGGGGTTGTAGTAAACCCTTCACGATCTACATAGCGGTACGCACAAGACGCTGTAGGAGCCACTGTGAAAGCTCGTGACATCTTATGGTCAGCAGCCACCTTAGAGGCCTCCATAAAGCCCAGGAAGATGGCGTGAGCAATCTCACCGGCTTTGGTTTCAGCGCTACCTACACCCAGGTTCTTGCGACGCAGAGCACCCACAAAGTCCTCATAGGTCACGCCTTCAATAGCCAGCAAGTTTGCCAAGCCAAGGACACCCAGACC